CTCCACCTCGGCGGGGATCAGCGGCCCCTGGCCGGTGTGCACACTGCTGTAGTGTCCGCCCTCGCCGGGGCCGTGGGTCATGGACAGCGGGTCGTTGATCCAGTTCTGGTACATCCGGCCCTGCGCGATGTCCTCCATCGGATCACCGGAATCACCCTCATCACCGAGATCCAGCTCCTCGATGCTGCGCGGCATCCGGCCATAGCTATCGGCCTGCTCACCCGGCGCAGGACCACCGCCGCCGTAGAAATCGTCACTGGTGCCACCCGGTTCGTCGTCTTCCCAGTCGTGATGACGCAGCAGCTCGGGGTCCGGCTCCAGCCCGTAGGGATGCCCGCCGTGGCCGTAGCCCGGACCGCTCTCCCGCCCGGACTCCGGGTCGTGCTGCCACCCGGCGCTCTTGGCGAACAGGTCGGGGTTGGGCTTGGGCCACGGCCCGCCCTCGTATTCGCGGCGATCGTCGAAGGTGATCGAGTCGCTCGGGGACAGCCGCTCATCGGCGTCGATCTGGTGGATCGGCTGGATCGTCGACTCGGTGTCGCCGGGGATGGCCGGGTATTGCGGGGTCGGATCGTAGGGCAGGTCCACCGAGTTGTCGTGGTCGACCGGTGCCCAGCCCCGGCGCTCAATCATGCGGCTCTGCTCCTCCAGAGGAAGAAAACTCCCCGGGAAGGGAACCGGATACGGGTCGTCGTAGGGGTCGCTGTGCCGCTCGTACTCGTCGAAGTCCGGGTCATGCGCCACATGCTCCGGCGGACGCCAGCTGACGTCGGCATAGTGCGCTGCGGTCGGCGCGAACTGGGTCTGGTTGGCCTGCGACCCACCGGTCCCCACCGCACCGCCCGCCGTCGGCATCCCGACGCTGGGCACCGTGCTCGACAGCGACGGGCTGACATCGGTGGCCTGCGGTGCGGCGGGCGCGCCGGACGGGGCCGGGCCGATGTTGTTCGAGGTGGGCGCGCTCTGGATGTCGGCGGTGCGGGCGTCGACCCAGATGGAAAAGCCGTCCCCGGCCACCCGGTAGGTGGTGCGACCGTGCACCGTCTCGGATGCCACGATCTCGCCGGGGCCGTGCGGGGTGTAGACCGTCGTCATCGTTCCTCCTCGGGGCCTTCACCCATTCCGAGGAGTCGTGCGGCGATCTACAGGTTCAGCGCTTCGACCCGATCGAGGTCGTTGTGGGTGAACAGCTCGTTGCGCTTGGCAATGACAGCTGCTTCAGCATCAGCTAGCTCAGCGAAGTAACCCGCATAATATGAGTGACCTTCATGGCAAACCGTCGCCAGCCATCCACCCTTGAACCGAGAAACCCCATGTACTCCACTAGTGTTGTTAGCGCGAAGTCCAGCTCGATTCTGAGCGTTCTGACTGCGGGTCACCGACCTGAGATGATCTGGGCGTACACAACCCGGAGTGTGACAGCGGTGATCCACTCTGTATCCCTCGGGAATAGTTCCGCCATGCAGCTCAAACGAGAACCTATGGGCCATGATGAGCTTGTAGTTGATCCGAAGCTGTCCGTAGCCCCAGCTGTTCGTGGATCCCGTCCACAGCCAACACCGAGTACCCAGGCGGCTCATCGGACCGTCTTGATTAACCTTGCGCCAGAACCGTTCCTCTACCGGAACGGCCACGCTAATCCTCCTTGATATACATGGGGAGACCAAAGACCCCAGAATCACTATAGGCCCAGAACCAGCGCCAGGTCTTGGCCAGCAGCGCCAGCTTCTCGTAGCCTTCGACGTCGCCGAGCACCAGCGGCACGTTGACCTCCGGGCCTTCCTGGGCGAACGCGGCCACCCCATGCTCGTTCAGATAGCTGGCCAGGCTGGTGGCCTCATCGGAGTTGTCGACCTGAATGGCCTGATAGGAGACATCGGTTTGTCGCATGATCGTGCGCCCTCTGCTGTTCTCAAAGGATGGGGGGATATGGCGACTTTGCCGATGAAGTTGTGGGCGGCGACTTGCCGATCGGAGGGGCACTGGCCCCAGGGACGAGGTCTACCGGGGGGACGATACGCGCCTGACCGGAAAACGAAAGAGGCGCAGCGAAACCGAGATCTAACCTCGGCGCAGCAGAACGAACAAAAACCGCAGCGTCTGGATCAGCGCCAGGGTGAACACGCTCCAAGTCAGGATGTCGTCGTTGGTCATCGCGGCTCCCTTCGTTCGCCCCTACCCTTTCACTCGGCTGGGGTCGGAGATTCCAGGTCCGATTGCGGCACCGGGGGCGGGGGCATCGCGGCAGGGTCGATGTAGCCGGTCAGCGGCAGCGGCAGCGGCTCGCCGGACTCCTCCTCGTAGACCACCGCCGTGATCCGCATCTTGGGCACCCAGGTGTAGCGCGAGCAGATCTCCTCCTCGGTGAAGCCCAGGTTGATCGCCGAGAGCTTGATCGCCCGGTAGATGTGCTCGCGGTCCTCCGGCGTCTCGACGTCGCGCCCGTGCCACTGTTGCGGCGGGAAGATCTCCTCACCGTTGGGCAGCCGCAGGCCCAGGATTTCTTCGCGGCTGGTCTCACCATCCATAGCTTTCCTAACTACCACTGGGGCTCGACGCCGTAAAGTTCGAAATACTGTTCGAGCATGTCATCCAAAACCTGGCGGGAATCCTTGGCCCCGCCCGCCAGGATCTCCGGCCAGTCGGCTTGCAGTTGTCCCTGGTAGGCCCCCATGTTCAGCGCCCGGTAGAACTCCGGGCTGGTGACCAGGTCGGAGACCTTGGGCTTACGCCGGGGCCTGAACTTCCACACCGCCTCGCGACGGCCCACCTGCTCGGCCACCTGCTCGTTGGTCATGTTGTGGCTGGCGTGATACGAACTGGGGCCGGTCTCGAACTTGGACAGCCGACGCGGTCCGGGTTCGAGGACATCCTCGCCCCGGCGGGTGCGACGGCGGCGCTTGGCGGCGGTGGCCTGGGTCTGGCCGGGAGTGTTCTTGCGCATCGTGTCGCTCTCGGCCGGGCGCTGCTTGAACTGATTGCGCGGCACCTCGGTGGGCGGCGGGATGCCCGGCGGCAGCGCCGGACCGCTGCCCCCGGACGGTGGTGTTCCGACGGGGCCGGTGCCCTGCGGAGCGTTGATGTTCAGCGCGGCCTGTTTCTTGGCGTAGAAACCCGCCGACGGGCTACCAGGCCCCGGTGCGCCCGGACCTGGGGCACCCGGCCCGACCGCCGGTTCCATGCCGCCCTGCGGCGGACCGCCCTGCGGGGGACCGCCACCAGGCCCGGCGCCCTGCGGCCCCTGGGCACCCGGACCACCGACCGGCGGGGATTCGCCCGGTGCCGCCTCGCCCTGGGCGGGGGTGCCCTGCCCCGGCGGCAGCATCGGCATGCCCCCAGCCATCTGCTGCTCCATCATGGTCTTCTGCATCTCCAGCTGTTCGAGCTGCATCTCGCCCTGCACCTCGGCCACCTCGGACTGCACGTCGAGCATCTCGGTCTGATCCTTGCCCTGACGCAGCTGTAGGGTGGACATCAAATGCTGCGCCAGCTCCGGCGGGTAGGGCAGGTTCTGCATGTCGCACAGCTTCTGCACCTTGCCCATCGCCTGCGCGGTGGCCATCAGCTTGGCCACACTCTCGTCGGCCTGGCGCTCCAGCTCCTGCTCGAACTCGATGTCGATGTTGACCGCCAGCGTCTTGTCGCTGACCGGCACGCCCATCGCCTTGAGCTGGGCGATGAAGGCTCTTTCTTGTGCCTCATCTCTTAAGTTAAGCGTGCTAAATTTCACCTCTGGCAACAGTAGCTTAGGGACCTTTTTCAGGTAGGTCTCGCCGGTCTCCTCGTCGACGATCTCGATCTCGCGGAAGATGGGCACCCGCACGCCGCCCTTGAGGTCGTAATCGAAGTGACCCTGGGCCTCGGCCACCACCTCGGCGCGCTTGAGGATGAACCGGCGCAGCGCGTTCTGGAAGCCGACCATCATCTGGGTGACGAACTCGCGATTAAGAGCCGAGGAGGCGTAGGCCCCGCCCGTGCCGCCGGAGATCAGTGCCTCACCGATGCCCCACGCCTGCAGCAGCTTGGCGTCGATGCGCTGGAAGTCGTTGTCCAGGTTAGGAACTGACTCACGGCCGAAGACACTCTCGATCTTCAGGCCGAAGTTGTGTGCGATGAAGCGGAAGTCGGCCGCGAACGCGTTCTGCATGTCGTCGCGCAGGTCGTCCAGCTCGGACTGGTCCGGGATCCACGGCTCGCCGTCGCCCAGATCCGGCACACCGAGGGTGGCCAGGATCATTGGGCTGTACAGTCTGTCGGCGACGGCGTCCTGTGCTGCGTTGAGGCTTTCCTCGCTCATCAGCGTGCGGAAAGAACGCAACAGATGCGGAGTGCCCCGAGTGGCCCACGGGGTGGTCTTGTTGACCACCCGGCCCAGCAGCGCGTCGGAGATGTCCAGCCCGTCGTTCTGCGCCGCCGCCTGGATCAGCTCGGGGTAGTTCTTGGCCAGCTCCTTGTATTCCTCGTTGCGCTGCAACCGTTCCGAGGGGGTCTCCTCGGTGTTGCTCATGGTGCCGCCCTGGCTCATCGGCCCCTGGCGCAGGTTCTCCACCATGTCTTTGACCGTCAGCTGCACCCGGTCGCGCTGCACGAACAGTCTGCGGGTGACGCGCAGCTGGTCGGGGTTGAGGATCTCCTCGCTGCTCCAAATGCCAAGGGACTCAGAGAAATGCGCGAGCGACGTGACCTCGCCGACCATGAAGTACTCACGGCCGAACTGGTCCGGCAGGAACTCCAAGTAGTTGAGATCGTCGCCGAGGAACATGTCCTCGTAGAATCTTTTAATTAGTGGATCTTTGGAGTTCGAGGTGAGAATGTTGCCGTCCAGGGCGAACGCCTCAGTGTTGGGCACTACGGCACAATAGGTTTCCTCCACTCGATCGGTTGACTCAACCGATACGACAGTCCAATACTCCTGGGTCTTACGGTGCTTGAACTGTTCCCACCGCTCCTGATGAATCGGAATGCAGAAAAAGTCTGCGGTCAGCGATTCTCCCGACAGGCGTAGTCGATACGTCGTCCACGGCTCTCCGGTAAACCCGTTGCGCGTTTGGATGACGTAGGGATCAGAGGTCTTGATCCCGAGCACCTGGCAGACCGCTCTGGCGTGATCAATATCAGCCTGCCGCGCCGAGTCCAGGAATACCTCACCCTTCTTGCTCACTGTGCCGTCGGCGGCGAAGTACCCGGCCAGCCATCCATAGAGATAGGACGTGCTCTCAGTCAGTGACGGGCGATCCTTGAAGTACCTGGGCAGGTCGCTCACCCGTACCCACTCGCCCTGGTATCGATTCGCGCGCAGATCGCGATAAACCGTGCAGCCAGCGAAATAGCGCAGCATATGCGCGTCTTTATCGCCATACATATCGACCGAGCACCCGCCGCCAGAGGTTCGACAGGTGCCATCGCCATAGGTGAAGCCGTGCGCAATCCCGAACGGCGAAGGGTTGACATCCCACACCACGTTGCGCCCGTAGGCCGGGGCCAATTTCATCCCCGTCACCAGATTCTCGGTGAGTATCCGATCCTGACGCACCGACTTCTCATACCGCTTACGCTCCACGAACCAGCCGTGGTTTGGCGTGGCGAAGAATTCCCGCCGCCGCCCATTGCGGCGCATCGTCACCTTCATCAGGGGTTTGACGCCAAAACCCTTGAACGGCGCATCTACCCATTTCCCCTGTTTGGTCAACACTCGATGTATACCGCCAGCCAGTTCGCTGATTGGGAATACGCCCTCAGAAGTGATGACCGGCGTTTCGGCGGCAAGACAGTCGAACTCCAAGCCGACCACCGGGAACTTCGAGTAGATGTCGATCAGCAGCGGGATCAGATCGTGGGTGGTGTAGAACAGGCGGCAGTTCCTTGAAGCTATTCCCCATGCTGTGTAATTGCCCGTAGTCGTCTGCATCGAGACCACTTCACCTGGCCCCAAACTCTCGATGGACACAACCGTGTCCGGTTCACCGAAGTTCGCCGACAGCAGCGCATTGTCCATGCGCTCGATGTCCATCTTGACCGGACGGCTGTGGTTATAGAAGTCCACTAGCTGCTGACGGTTCTTCCTCCCCTTCCCCGTCTGCATGCCCCCACGGCTCATCTCCCAGATGACCAGTTCATCGCCGTAATGATTGGCACCGTTACGGATTCGGACGTAGCGCTTGTGATCGATGCCCAACGTCGCAAAGCACCAGTCAATACGCTCCACTACTCCGGGGTTGACCTTTGGCGACTGACAGATACGCAGGGTACGCCGGTTCCAGCAACCTTCACCGTCGAGAATGCCCGCCAAGTAGTCAGCGGCCCGCTGCTCGTCGCGCGTCGTTAGTGGAGTGGTGGGAACGATTACCGACCGTGCTATCGAACCCACCTGCAATGGCGCATAGTCGCTGTCGTACCGCTTGACAAGCGACTTCTCGGGTCCATTCAGTATCCGACCATCCGGCCCCGGCGGGTAATACCGCAGCCAATGATGATCAGGGGTGCATTTGACAGTACGTCCCGATGCGAAGGTAATCCTGACTACTTCGGGAGCCTTACGCCGATTGACGGCCAACACCGTAGTCTTCACCAACCTACGACGCCCGCTGCGAGCCATGTGGCTATACGTCTCCCAGCCGATCACCTGCTCGCCTGGTTCGATCTCGCCGATGGGTTTGAAGGTGTAGTCGCCCATCCACACAGGAGCATCGGGCGTTGAGCACCAGCGCCGGATCGAGATCAGCTCCTCCTGATCCTCGACGTTGGTCGGAACACCCTTGTCGGCCAGGGATCCCATCGGCTCGCGGATCTTGGGCAGCGCGATCTGCAGGTTGGATCCCAGCCGACGGTTGGCCAGCTTCTGCCGGTTCAGGGACGCGATCAGGGTGCGGTTGGCCACGCTGGTGGCGATGTTCATCGCCTCGCTGCGAGCCTGCACGCCGGAGCGGGACAGCGGCATGCCCATCTTGCGCAGCTTGTTGACCTCGGAAGACCAATTACTTCCAGCGGCGTAGAGCGGGCTGGTCATGAGACCCACCTACCCCGGTTGATATTGCAGCCATTGCAAGCAGGCACTAGGTTTTCAGGATCGTTGTTGGTCCTATCCTCATCGACGTGATCGGCCTTGAGGGTGTGCCAGGTCAGCAGCCTTCCGCACCAATGACATTCATGCTCACAATCCAGGGACTCACAGCCCAGTTTGTCCCACAGCACCACCCGGTGTTCCAGCGCATTGCCACTCAAATCACCCCTACCCGTCAAAGGATGAACAATGCCGGTACGGACCCAATACCCCTTGATTTTGTTGAAATAGCGGCCTTGGCTACCCCGATGTTTGCCACAAGCACACCCCGACTCACATCTCTTCAATGGCCGACCACGTAAGAGTTCCGAATGCCTCAACCCACGCAGCCGATAAGATTCGCGCAACTCTTCTTCAGTGAGAGTCATCTTCAGCCTTTAGCAGATTGACTTCACAAAACCAGCCGTCGGCGGGCGCGCCCTCATAAGCTGGCTCCTCGATGGTGACCAAAAAAGTTGGATAGACGCAAGTGGCCCCGTGCTCCAGACTGGTGGACACCTCCTGCACCGTACCCACCCCCTCGGTGCGGAACTCGTCGATCGAAAGCGCCTGACGGGCAACGACTCTGTCGCCCACCTTGTAGGGGATGGTCAGCTGCAGAAAGATCAGCGCCAGCTCCTCAGACGACGGCGGCAGGCTCAGCGCGCACGGCTGGCAGAACGGGCGGTCGGTGCCCTCCTCGATGTAGACGATGTCGACAAAGGCCTTGCAGCCCACGCAGATATCACGCATGGCTCACCTCGATGAGAAGATCGGCGGACGCCAGCGACCGGACGGACCCGTCTCCGGCCCGCGCCTGCCCCAGTCCTCGGGGATGCCCTTGTAGTGCGTGGACGGCGGGCCGGGATGCCCGACATCTTGGAGGTCGTCGTCGTAGACCCGCCAGTCGGAGGTGATGAAATGCGACTTCTTGGTGGCCGACGGATCCTGGAAGTCGCTCAGCGGCTCGCCCTTGCGCTTCCGGCCCTTTTGTACCTTCTGATAGATCTCGCCGCAGTACCTGTCGGTGTCCCCGGCGTCGCTGTTCTTGGCCTTGCAGTCCTCGAAGTCGGAGTACCCGGCGAAAGGCCCGTGCAGCCGCTTGGAGTCCTCTGCCCCCAGCGTGATGAAACCGGCGGTGCGCTCGGACTCCTCCTCGTCGTAGTCAGGGCTGCGGTGCGTGCCGGTGCCGCCCTCCATGATCGGCCGGTTGTAGCTGGGCTTGTCGTGCCTGCCCGCCTGCTTGGCCGGGCAGTGGTGCACGTTGGGATCCCACAGCAACGCCCCGCAGCCGCTGCAGAACTTGGAGCCGTCCTTGTACTTGGGCGTGTGATCGTCGGGGCCGATGCCTGCCGCCAGCAGCAGCGGGGCCAGCTCGGCTGCCTCCCCCAGCCCGGCAGCCTCCCCGGCAGCCCCACCGCCGCCGCCGAGAAGGTTGCC